GGTGCTTGATTGCAGATGTATTGACGCATTCGCCGTCAAATCTCATCCATGCCTGCCAACCAACAACGCCATCCATTGCAAACAGTTCGTCGAGGCGCTTCACTTGCATACCGCCGGAAATGCGGATGTAGTATTTGCTGACGTCGCCCGCCAAAATCAGTTTGGAAGAAGCGTTGATTGTGTTGTCCATGTCCTGGTTGATCCAGTAGCGCGTGCCGTCAATCGTGTCGGGAGTGCCCTGAACGTATGAAGGCATCCAAAGCGGACGGTTTTGGCTGTCAACGAGTTTCTTGATTGCAAGAAGAACGACATCGTTCATCATGAATCCGAACTTTTCAGAACGACGATATGCCGGGTCAATGCTGTGCTTCAGGTCAAGCAGTTCAAGGTAGGTGAAGGCAGTTGCGGAAGCGGCTGTTTTGCCGAGCGTTGAGGCCGTAACGACACCGTTAGGCGTAGCAGAGCCATTGCCCAAAGTGCATTTGTTGTTGATCGTACGGCCAAAGCGAGCGCCGAATTGCTCCATGAACCACGCTTCAAGTTGGTAGTCGTTGTCCTGAAGAATCTCATAGGATTCTTTGACGACTGTGCCGAACTTGTAAGCATCCATCTGCACCTGTGAGAATGTGAAGTCCTGAACGGTGAATGAGGATGCCTCACCAACTTGTACGGCAATGGTTGACGTGTCGTCGTTCACAGCGTAATACTGTGACGCTCCGGTCTGGCTGCGTTTGATGGTTGCGGCCTCGTAAATGCCCGAATAGTCTTTCAGGTACGATTCAATGCCGGGCATCCATTCATCAGGAACCAAATAACCGCCGAGGCTGTCCGTTCCGACAATTTGCGTGTTTGTTCCGCGCTTTTCAATGAGTGCGCGTTGTTCCTTGTCGAGATCGCGAACGCCTGAACGCATTACCTGCATGAAGGCGCTGCGATATGCGTTTTCTTCGCCCTTGTCTGCCTTCGGGGGTGCTTTTTCGCGCTCAGTAAAGTGTTGCGCGGCTGCACGGGCTTCAAGTTGTTCGGCTTTTTCAGCCGCTTGAATTGTCGCCGTGAGAGCGGATTCATCGGCTTCCATTTTTGCCCACGTCTGCGATTCTTCGGCGGACATTGCGCGGCCTTCTTTGGCTGCATTCAGCGCAACGGATTTCATCTGTTCGACTATCCGCGCTCTTTGGTCGTAAAGGTTTTGAATCCCTGTTACCATGTGATTTTATTTTTGTTTGAAGGAATCTGCTTTCCGGTCGAGTGCGCGGATTAGCAGTTGATATGTTTGCTCAAGTCCGGCGCTGTTTGTTTGAACGTCCGGCGTGTTTACTCTTGTAATTGTGGTTGCGACTTCATTAATGAATACAACAGCGTCGTCGTGCTTTTGTACCACCATTGCCGCCGTATCGGTTGCGATTTGCGCAAGGTCAGGATTAACGGACGCTATCATTGTCAGCTTGTCAGCGCATTCTTTGTAGCTTCCTGCCATCTCGTTCACTTCGCCGATTAACTCAGTCAGAATTTCAATCATTTGCGCTTTCGGCTCCATCTCTTCGCCGTAATCTTCGCCGCGTATTTCCTTGCTTCTTTTGGCGGCTGTCGTGTCAGGATTTGCCGGATAGGTAACAGGCGAAGCATCGTAAACAGCACGAACGGAAGTAATGACGCGGTAATCTTTGCCGTCTTTATTCATCCACTTGTCGCCTTTGGAGCGGCCCGATTCATCGGTTGAAATTGAGAAAGCCCAGGAACTTTGATCAATATCTCCGCGCCTCAATGCCTCTTTTACGTTTTGGCCGGTCGGACTATCGGGGAGTTCGGCTGTGTACCACATACCTACTTCGTCAATGCCTACTTTAGCGGTTCCGGCTTTCGTGCGGCCCAAAATCAAATTTTGATCGTGGTTAAACAGGATTCGCACATCGGACAAATCAGCGCCATCCAAAGCGCCGCGTTGTATTTCTTCCGTGAACCAACCCATATCATAAGGAACGCCAAATTTCAAGGCATACCCAAAAACGGTATCTTTTCCTGTTTCGGATTGCCTTAACTCGATAGCGCCCACACATGAACGCAGTTCGGTATTATTCGCCTGTTTGCGCTGTTCCTGTGTTGTCATTGTTGTCTGTGGAGTTGTCCGGCGCTGCGTCCGGCGTGATATTGTTCATTGCAGGGTTGTAGATTGTATCCGCGTCTGCAATTGGATTCAAGTTTTCAAGTACGCGCACTTCGTTAGGCGTCATCCATCCCGGCGAAGAAACCGAACCAAGCGCACGCTGATAGTATTCCGCGCGGCTCTGCGTGTCGCCTCTGAGCATGGCATCCACATTGAACCGGAAAAACAGCCTTCCCTTTTCGCCTTCTGTCAGTAACTTTCGGTCAAGTTCGTTTTCAAGATTCTTTAGGATAGGACGCAGCGTGTCACGCACGAACTCAAGGGACTGGTGTTCGATGTTGTTGTTGGTTGCGCGGTCAAGTAGGCCGCCCATGTGCATCGGTATCCGGTAGATCCTGAAAATATCCTGAAGTGAGAGTTTCGCCGTTTCAATGAAAAGAGCGTCCGCCGGTTTCATCATCAATGGAACGAACTCAAGTCCGCCGTCAAGTATTGGCGTTTTTCCGGCGTTTTCACGTCCGGTATATCGTGCCTGCCATGCCTGCGAAAGATTCTGCTGTTGGTCGGGGGACAACTTACCTGGATGCTTTATGTAGCCTGACATAAAAGCGCCGTTCTTCCAAAGTGCCGCCTGTGTTTCAGTTGTTGCAATGCCAAGTCCGATGTTTTCTCTGAATATACTGATTGGCGACTTTCCTACAATGCCGTCAGTTGACATCCCTTTGACGTGAATAATGTCACGCGGTCGGACAGGCGTTTCACGCTCCCGCATTTGCCCGTTTACTTTGTAATCGTACACACGATACCAAAGATTGCCGTTCAAATCGAGTTCAGGAATTACCCAGTTCGGATTCTCAATGATGCGCAACTTTACCGGACGGCGGTTTCCATCGCGGATAATATCAGCGTAAAAATTACCATGCAGCGCAAGGTGTACCATTGCGGTTGCGCGGAAATCATAACTCGTGTAGAGTTCGTTTGGTTCCTGTGATATAAGGAAGTTGCGCCTGTCAGAAGTTAGTTGCAGGATCTGCCCTTCTTCGCTTGCGTATAACCCAACCGGAAGGGATGCGATTGATTCAGATAGAATCTTTGCGCAAGTGTACACGCCTGAATGCGCTAAGGCTGTTTCGGTATTGACGGCAACGCCTGACTTTGTTGGTCTTGCGCCGAACCATCCCCATGACCACTCCGGCGTACTTAACAGATTGCTCCGTTGGTTTTTTGGGGAAAAAACAGCCTTGATGTTATCTAAGATACTCATGCGCTTGTTTGTGGCACAAAATTGCCGTAATTCGTAGCGCAATTGCGTTTTTTTTGTTACCTAAATAAAAAAGCCCGTTTCGGTTGTGAAGCGGGCGTATTTTCATTTAAAGTACTCTAAACAGTTTTAAACGGTTTTAAGTGGTTGCTTTAAAAGGTTGTTTACTTTGAACTCATCGAAAAATTCGAGTAGTTTCCAAAATGGAAATAACTACTATTGGTTTTGCTGTTTCAAAACTCCGTAACTTCCTATAAGTATTCTTAATTGTTCTTTATAGGCTTCTGAAACAGGAAGCGCATTTAGTCGGCATTCAATTTCATCGGCTATTATTTCAGATGGTTTTTTACCGTTTAGGCACGGGCATTTCAAACGTGCGTTTATTGAACCGTCATCATTTGTTTCGTATGTTACTTTTACTCGTGTCATGTGTTGCGATGTTTTATTTGCGCCTGTTCACGCGCTCTTGTTTTTCAGTTTTTAAGCGCTTCAAGTAGCGATGTTTTGCCATTCGGAATGCCGTGTATGTGACGAACTTTGGCCTGTTGTATTCCTGCACGCTGCTTTGTTCGGTTCTGAAATAGGCATCTTTGCAGGTTCGACACTCAGTTAGCCGGATTAGAAATTCAGCGTAAAAATCTGCGAACGTGCGCGGATGGTGGTACTTCCTGTGGTTCATACAAAGTAAATACCGCCGGAGTATGTTTCAACTGGATTCTTAATATACTCACCGAGGGCAATAACAGACGCAACAATGCCGTCAATTTT